ACCGCATCGCGGCATCGTCGCGGAGAACGGCCCGGAGGCGATTATCCCACTCAATGACCGTACACGCGGTCTTGATATTCTGGGACGTGCAGCGACGATGATGGGGGTGGATTTTGGCGACGGTACGGATGGTGCAATGTTTGATGTAGATGCGGGAGATGTTGCACCACTCAGCGCCTCTGTTTCTGTGGGAAATGCCCCGCAGAGCGTTTCTATCGACATGGGAGGGATAAGTATACCAATCACCATTTCAGGCAGCTCTATGGACGCACAGAGCATTGTTCAGGCAATCCGTGAGAATCTAGAAGATATTGCGGATGACATCGGCGGGCAACTGGCAGATAAGGTTGCCTCCATCTTCGGAAATCAAGCTGTCATGAATGCGAGGTGATGTTTTTGAAGTTCAACACGAACGCGGTTGTCGGCGATCTCTTGCGCGGGCGCAGCATCAAGTCCTCTCTCCTGCACGGTCTCACCACGTCGGGGCTTTCCGGTATTTGGCGCACGCTCGCGCTTGGTATTGCCGGGGGCGGTATCAGTGTTGCCGATGTGTATATCACGAATCAGGAGACCGGTGAGAAAATATCGCTGGCGTGGGTGCCGGAGAAGATCAGCGTCAAAGAATCCGCACAATTTCAAAGCTATAACATCATCGAGCGCGGAGAGGTTAAAGTCCCGAAAGGGAAGCACCTCTCCGCTGTTTCATGGGAAGCCGTATTTCCCGGCGAAAGCCGTACGGATGAAGCGTTCATCAAATCGGGGAACTGGGAGAATCCCACCGAGATCATTCAACGGCTGCAATCGTGGAGGGATACAGGGAATAAGCTGAACCTCCTCATTACGCAGACTCCCGTGAATCTCGACGTATTTCTTGAGTCTCTGGAATATTCGTTTGAGGGTGGTATGGGAGATGCGAAATACAGCATCTCCTTCATTACCGCCGAGGATTTGCTCATCAAAACAGTGGAGGAGGTTGATGCGGAGAAGGCAAAGGAAAAAGAAAGCGGCATTCCGGATCTGGAATCAAGAGCTGCGCTGCCGAAGCCATCGTCCATCAATAGCGTCTTGAACCAGACATTGTGGAGTATTGCAGAGCAGAAACTTGGAAACGGTGCGCGGTGGCTCGAAGTCTATGCCGCGAACGCCAAAAAGCTTGTTGACGTGGATGCGCTCATCAAGACCGGAATCAAGGCGGGCATCAAGATAAAGTTGCCTTTTTAGGAGGCAAATATGGTTGATCTGAAAAACATCAGATATCGCGTCGTTTGTATTGCGCCCGACGGAAAGCAGCTTGACATCACGAGCATTACAACGAATCTCGGGTGGGAGGAAGGTGCGAAAGAGCTTTCTGTCCGTATCAGCCTCAAGGTCTACAACACGCTCTATAACGGGCAACGCATCTCTCAGCTCGTGCAGCCGGGGACGCCGATCTTTATTTACGCCATTATTGGTGACGAGCAAAAAGAGATGGTGCGCGGGACGATTGAGAAATGGTCGCCCGCATACACAAACGGCAGCAGTGCGCTGGACATCGAAGCATACGACGAAATGCACGCGCTCCGAAAGAATGAGGACTACGCGTACTTCGTTGACGGTGTTACGACCAAGGCGATGATTACGCAGATTCTTGATAAATGGGGCGTTCCTTATGACTACAAGGGACCTGACATCACGCACAACAAGATGGTATTCAAGAAAAGCTGCCTCAGCGATATGCTTCAGAAAATCTTTGATGACGTGAAGCAAAAGGGAGGCGGCGTTTATTTTGCCCGTGCGAAAGAGGGAAAGGTTGAAATCATCCCACGTGGTGTAAATGAGGGCATCTACCATTTCGACGAAAATGATAACGCTGTCAGCGCGAAGGACTCCTTTGACAGTGGCAGCATCGTTACACGTGTGATTGTTGTCGGAAAGACCGATGAGGAAGGTCATCAGGCAATCGAAGCGACCGTAGAGGGGAGAACAGAGTTTGGCATCCGTCAGGCGATTGTGGAGCGGCAGCACAGCAAGTCTCTCGAACAGGCGACCGAGGCGGCAAACCAGCTCCTACGGGAACGTGGGGCGCTCAAACGCAAGACTACGATCACTGCACCAGATTTGCCGTTTTTACGTAAGGGCGACTGCATCCGTGTTCGAGCCGGTACGGTTCTCGGCTACTTCTTCGTGAAGAGTGTTCGGCACAATGCCGAGGATCAAAAAATGACGCTCGAAATTGACGAAGACAAGGAGCTGAATGAGGCTACGGAAACGGACAACGGGCTGGGCGATATGCAGACCGATTCCAATGAGGCGGATGAATCCACGGGAGGTGAGGCGGATTGAGCAAACGAGGAAGCCCCGGCGCAAGTAAGCTGACAGCAACGCTCGTGAGCATGATCGACCAGAAGGGGGACAAACCACTTGTGCTTGATTTTGGCATCATCTTGGGAGACTACAGCCTGAAAACAAACACGTTCCCCCTTCCGATTCCGAAAAGCGATTATTCGGTATGCCGTGCGATTACCTATGATCCGGGCGTCCCGCTTACGCAGACATACTGCGATGGTGCGCATGGACACCCCGATGCGGGCTTTGCGGGCAGTCACGTTCACAATGTGCGGCTCCCTGAAAAAATGTATTGGATTCGTCCCGGTGACAAGGTGCTTGTAGCATGGGTGCAGGATGAAGCGTGCGTCATCGACATTGTGTTTCGCGGTGATGTTGTGGGATAAAGGAGGGGAAGTAGATGGGCCAGAGCCTGTATCCGACATTCAAACTGCCCGCCGTTGTCGCAGATCGTGAACAGTCCAAGAAAAAGAGCTACAAGCAGAGCTTCTTTTTCGACTATGCAACGGGGGATTTCCTGCGCGACGGGGCAAATCGCCTTGTCCTTGCAGAGGGACGTGAAGCATTCTGCCAGTGGTGCTTGAAGCAGTGCGTCACGGAGCGTGGAACGAAGCTCGCCTATTCCGACAAAATCGGCGTTGAGATTGTAAAAGCTGTGCAGGAGGAGAGTGACATCAAAGCAATCGAATCCGCAATTCGGCGTACCATTACAGAGGCACTCATGGTAAACCCCGAGACGGAATACGTGAAGAATTTTCGCTTCGCGTGGGATGGAGCGGACAGCCTTCTTGTGTCATTCGTTGTAAAGGGGCATGAGTGGGATGAAGATACGCTCACCGTAACATATTGAGGAAGGAGGAATCTATGTCGATCGTTCCGTTTGAGCCACCGGAATGGCTCAAAAATACAAGCTCCCGCAGCATTCAGGAACGCATGATGCGAAACCTCCCGCTCGACATCGACAAGACCGAGGGCGGGTTTGCATGGGATTTGACGATGCCTACTGCACTTGAAAAAGCGGAGCTGTTGCAGTTCCACCTTATTCACACATTGCATATGATGCACCACATGTGGGCGGAGGGGCGTTGGCTGGATTATCACGCACAGGAAAACGGACTTGTAAGAAAGCCAAAGAATAAAGCCTATGGCAATGTTACCGTTACCGGGCAAAAGGGAACAATAATACCAAAAGGTTTCGTGTTTTCCGTTCCATCCGATGACGGCATCCCTGCGATTGATTTTGAAACGCTGGATGCAGCAGTGATTGGAGAGGATGGCATAATTCGTATTGCGGTACAGGCGCTGGAAGGAGGAACAAAGTACAATGTAGGTACGGACACCATTGTTATTATGCGCAGTCCGATGAGAGGAATCACTAAAATCACAAATGAAAATCCTTTAACCGGCGGCGTAGAAGAGGAATCCGATGACGCACTCAGGGAACGCATTGACGAGCTTCTTGCAGGTAATGGCAATTCTTTTGTGGGAAATAATGCTGACTATGTCCGTTGGGCAAAGGAAGTCCCCGGTGTCGGATTTGCGCATACCATCCCGAACTACAACGGAGTGAACAGCGTCAAAGTTATCGTTGTGGATGCAAATGGTGTCCCTGCAAACGCACAAATTGTTGAAGCGGTACAGAATCATATTTTTGGAACAGATCGGAAAGACATGAATCGGCTTGCTCCGGTTGGACTTGTCGATTTCTCTGTTTCTGCGCCGACACCTGTCATTGTCAATTACAAATTGCGCATCAGGTTAAAGCTAGGAATTGATCGTGAAGCGTTCATTCGTGCTTTCAAAAAAGCAATGCTTGCGTATTATCAGGAAATTAGCAAAGCGTCCGAGGATGGTAAGCAATACCTGAAATATGTGATGGTTGCCGCTGTTTTGGCTCGTCTTCCCTGTGTAGATGATTTTCGGGATTTTCGTGTCAACGGATCGACAGACAATATCCTATATAACGAGGATGAATACCCCGTTACAGGAAATATAGAGGCGGATATCTATGGCTGAGTTTGACATTGAAAAGTTCCCGACATCTCCAACTGCGAAACAAATGCTCTCGCGCGTCTCCCCTGTCTACACGTCATCCTATATTGCTAAATGGCTCTATGAAGTCATGGGACGGGAGTTGGACGAAGCACGCACACTGTTTATCGAGCTCATCAAACAGCGTTTTCCAGATACAGCCACATGGGGAATCGCATATCTTGAACACAAATACAGTATTACACCGGATGATTCGCTCACACTGTTGGAACGGCGGGCAAGACTGAAACGCAGACAAAGGAAACGCCAGCCGCTCAGCCCGTGGCAGTTTGAACGAATTATCAGCGACTGTTTTGGCTTTCGGGTGGATGTGGATGAAACAGTAGAGCACGGTGTTTTGCATATTCGCACGGAAGTGAATGCGAATATCGGCGATCCTAAGCCCTTGTATCAGGAGATTGTGCGCATCAAACCATCTCATCTCGTTGTTTGTGTAGATTCGACAGCACAAGCAGTGGATACCCTATACTACGCCGCCGCCCCGTCTATCCACACGACCTACGAGATACGCCCG